CGCTCTGCAAAACTCGATGGAGGTTCTTCAGGAGTCCTTCACCGACGCAATGCTTGCTCTGGATGACGTTGGCTGGAAGCCGCTCGGCGGTGACGAGGATGCCACCGAAATCCGCCTTGAGACGATGAAGACCATTGCCCAGACCACCCGGGGACTCGTGGCTGTCAACCCGCTCATCAAGCGCGGCGTGGCCGTCCGTACCACCTATATCTGGGGTGCCGGGGTCAAGTTTGAGGGTATCGCGGAAGATGACCCTATCCTGACCGACCGCACCAACAAAAAGTTCGTGTTCAGCCCACAGGCGTTCGCTGAGCTTGAGGCTGTTATGGCCACGGACGGCAACCTCTTCCTGCTTATCTCCAAGGGCAAGGCCCGCCGCTCGGTAATTAGCACGGGTGTGCCAAAGATGACCCGTATTCCTATGGGCGAGATTACCGGCACAATCAGCGATCCCACCAACAAAGAAGACGTGTGGTTCTACCGGCGCGAGTTCATGGTTGAACAGGAGAGCTTCAGCACCGGGGAGAAGTCCGCACGGTCTATGACTGTCTGGTACCCCGCCACGGACTACGACGTGACCAACGGCAAGCCGTTCAACATTCAGGGCAAGCCTGTCGTCTGGAATTCCGCGCTGCTCCACAACGCTGCCAACAAGCAGGTTGGCTGGAAGTGGGGCGCACCTGACCTCATGAGCGTCATCTTCTGGACAAAGGCGTACAAGGAATTCCTTGAAAACTCTGCCACCCTTGTCAAGGCGTACTCGCGCTTTGCCTTCAAGGTCACGGCACAGACCAAGGCCGGTGTGCAGGGAGCTGCCACGAAGGTTGCTGCCCAGCCGGTGCGCGATCCGTTCACTGGTGAGGTGCAGGGCGTCGGTGGCACAGCCGTCATGGGCATGGGTACTTCGCTCTCCACCATCGGGCGCACGGGCGGCTCGGTGGACTTCTCCGCTGGCCTGCCTCTGGCGGCTATGGTGGCCGCTGGCCTAGAGATTCCCCTCACGTCACTGACGGCTGACGGTGGCTCTAGCAACCGCTCGGCGGCTGAGACCCTTGAGACCCCGACGCTGAAGGCTATGAAGGCCCGTCAGCAGCTCTGGGGCGGCTTCTTTGAGCGGCTGTTCGACTACGTTGGCAAGCCGAACGTCAAGGCTGTCTGGGGCAAGATCGACGCTGGTGACATTCTCCGTCAGATGCAGGCCATTACCGCTGCCCTTCCCCTCAATGTGCTTCACGCTGAGGAATTGCGCGAGCTGGTTGTTGTCGCTCTGGAAATCGAGAATGACAAGGAACTGCCGACCGAAGAAGAGCTTGGCCTTGCTTGGGCCAGCAACACCGAAATGGGTAAGGCAGCACTGAAGACCGCACAGAATCCCCCTGCCCCCGTCGCTCCGGGTGCAGGGGTGAGCAAGCCTAACGGCGCTGGCAACCAGCCGGGGTCCGGCAATGGCAAGGCGAAAAAGGCCCAAAGCAACAGCCCCAGTTATGGGGACAACAGTAATCGCAAGGCCGTAGGCCAGCACAAATACTCTCAGGGAAGGAACGGCTAAGTGGCTGTACTACCAGCAGAAATACCCACCGGCCTAGTCACAGGGCAGTTCTACTTTGTCAGCGAGGACACCGTAGACGTTGACACTGATCCTGAGCTGTTGGTGGTCAGTGGCTCGGTGACGTTCACCTGCTCAGCACCAGTGCTGCGTATGCCAACCAAGCTGGCCACAGTTGTGCCCCTTGAGTTCAAGGCCAAGTTCGACTCTCAGGGCCGTCTGGTGTCCTTTCAGGATTGGTCAGTTGGCCTTGAGCTTCCCGCTACCAACTCCGCGCTCTTCAACCCCACGGACTTTACGTGGCGGGTGTCATTCGATCTGGTGCAGGTATCCAACCGGCACACGGTCTCCATTGCGCCGTTCGACATTCAGGTTCCGCAGGGCACCACCGTGGACCTTACCACCGCCATGCCGGTTTCCACCAGCCCCGGTGTGCTTACGGTACAGGGGCCACAGGGTGTTCAGGGTCCGCAAGGCGTCATCGGGCCACAAGGCGTCATCGGGCCACAGGGTGTTCAGGGTCCACAAGGCGTCATCGGGCCACAGGGTGTTCAGGGTCCACAAGGCGTAGGTGTCCCGGCTGGGGGCACCGCCCTTCAGATGATCCGTAAGACTTCAGGCGGCTCAAGCACCGAGTGGTTCACGGCTGACAAGTCCACGGTTGGTCTGAGCAATGTGGACAACACAGCGGACACTGCCAAGCCCGTCAGCACGCCCACGCAGACCGCGCTGGACGCCAAAGCGCCTCTCGCGTCTCCCGCCTTCACGGGCACTCCCACCGGCATCACGAAGGGGCACGTTGGGCTGGGGAACGTGGACAACACCGCCGACGTAAGCAAGCCCGTGGCCACCGGGACAGTGAACGGCATCATGAGCGCGGCTGACAAGGCCAAACTGGATGCGGCCAGTAGCTCTCCCACTCCTAACACGCTGGTCAAGCTGGATGCTGCTGGGCGCACTCAGGTTGTCAGCCCGTCCGTTGCGGCTGACGTGGCCAACAAGTCCTACACGGATGCTGTCAACCTCCGGTTTTCCCCCACCGGGGCGCTGGCTACCACCTGTGACCGGCGTTCGGTAGCAGCAGCTTCCATCACTGCCCTGACCTCTGGCACGTTGCGTCTGACGGCTGTATGGCTCCCCAAGGGCACAGTGGTCACGAACCTCACCTACCTGTCCGGGGCTGTGCCCGTGGGCCTGACTAACCGTTGGTTCTCGCTGTTTGACAGCTCTCGCAACTTGCTCGGGAAGACTGCTGACAATGCGGCGGCATGGTCAGCCGGGGCCACTCTGACCCTGCCCCTGACTACGCCGTACACGACGCTGGCAGACGGGCTGTTCTACGTGGGCTTCTGTGAGGTGGCATCCACTGTTACGGCACTCCGTGGCTTGGGCGGTTCCTCCAACGCTATGGCCATTGTGCCGATCCTGAACGGTGACAGCACAGCAGCCCTGACCAACGCGGCCTCAACCCCGTCAACAGCGGCGGTAATCAACCCACAGGGCGGCATCCCCTACGCCTACGTTTCCTAGTCATTGAGAGGCCCCCTTCCAACGAAGGGGGCTTTTCTATGCCCATATCACATATCTGCTAAACTTGTCAAGAGATAGGAGCGTGACAAATTGACTATTGCAAAGCTTTCCGAAGCTTCCGCGCTAGCACCGAACGCTCTGACTGGCAAGACGTGGAAAATCAAGATCATTGAGGGTGACCGGCAGGGTTCTTCTGCCTACTACCCGAAGGAAGCTCTTGAGTCCGGTAAGCACCTGTTTTCCAAGGGTGTCCGAATCTTCCGCAACCACCCGTCAGAGAGCGCCAAGTGGGAGCAGCCGGAACGCAAGATCGAAGACATTATCGGTTGGCTCTCCGAAGATGCCACCTACGACGGCAAAGACCTGTACGCCAACGCTGAGTTCATTGAGTCCGAACAGGGCAAGCTCAAGCAGCTTGCCGAAGCAGGAGTCATTGGTATGTCGATCCGGGCAACCGGGGAAATGACCGAAGGCGCTAACGGTATGGAGCTGAAGAAGTTCACCTCTGTCCACAGCGTTGACGTTGTGACACAGGCTGGTGCTGGTGGCGGCTTTGTCGAAGTGCTGGAATCTGCACGCAACACAGAAAACTCCGCAGAAGCGGAAGAATCGAAAGAGGAAACTGAATTGGAATTCCCCAAGGAACTTGCCGAAGCACTGGACAACCAGATCAAGGCAGTAAACGCGCTCGTAGAAGCTCTCGCCGCCAAGGAAGAGGCTGAGACCACCAAGGCTGCTGACCTCGCTGAGGCAGAGCGCAAGGAAGCGGAAGAGGCTGGTAAGGCCAAGGCTCCGACCGCTGCTGAGATTGCAGAGGCTCTGGTTGAAGCTGACCTTGCACCGAAGGCTCGTGCCCGTGTGCTCAAGGCTGTAGCTGCTGGCGCTGATCTGGCTGAGTCGATCAAGGAAGAGGCAGAGATTGCCGCTGAAATCCTTGAGTCCGCTGGCGGCGCTGGTGCAGGACATTTTGAGGACGGCAAGCAGCTCAACGAATCCGAGCGCACCGGCAAGGCTGTAGCAAACATCTTTGGCTAAATAGGAGGTGATCCTATCTCCCGTTGGCACACGGGGTAACGCTGAGAAGCAGTCACAATGTGCCCTCAAACTTTGTATCAAGTATCACTTGACACTCATCTGTTATTATGGTACAAGACGAAAAATTCTTGAAAGGAAGTCCCCCTAGTGGCGGTCAACGAAGTTTTCAAGGAAGGCAACCACCTTTCCTTCCCGGTACCTGACGGTACCAAGTCCGGTACCCCTCTCCGTATCGGCATCCTGAACGCTGTTGCTGAGACCGATGAGGGCGGTACTACTTACGTCGTCAACGGCATCACCCAGTACACGGGCGGCATTGGCAACAAGGACAACTTTGCCTCTGTGTCCCTCGTGGGCGCTTGGGAGCTTGACGTTGCTGGCGCAGTCGCCACCGTTGGTCAGGCCATTTACATCAAGTCTGACGGCACCCTCACGGCGACCGCCACGGGCAACTTCCTGTTCGGCGCTGCACTGCGCACCAAGGGTACGGGCACTGGCCCACTCGTGGTCAAGCTGCTTCAGCCGGGTCAGACCGCAGCTAGCGCATAAGGAGCGATAGAGTAATGAATTTCACTAAGCAGATGGAAGAAGCCGCCAACATCCTCGGGGATGCTGTCAACGGCGACTACCGCGCACAGGGCCTCATCAAGGCCGTTGCCAAGGGTGACCAGCTTGTAGAAGCCCTCTCTACCTCCGACCTCGCAAAGACGTTCAACTTTGTCACCCGCGCTGCTGTCACGAAGCAGTATGCTGAACTGCCGTCCACTTGGACCCAGTTCGCCAAGCGCGAGAAGTTCCAGAACTTCAACGTGACTTCGTTCCGCGAGTTCCTGTTTGAGGACACTGTTCGACTGGATGAGAACGGCGGCTACAAGACGGCCCCCGCTTCGCTGCCGGTTGTCCCTGAGCTGACCGAGTACCCCAGCTTCCGTTTCACCACGGGCGCAAATCAGGTCAAGATCAACAAGCACGGTGCTCGTGTGCCGTTCTCTTGGGAAGCCGTCATCAATGATGAATGGTCCTTCATCCAGAGCCTGCCGGGTCAGCTCGCCAAGTTCGCCAAGAACACCGAAGAGCTGGAAGCCGTTGGCGTCCTGACCTCCGCTACCGGCCCGAACGCTGGTACGTTCAACTCTGGCAACGGCAACGTTTCCAGCCACAACTACCTGCTGTCGCTGGACGCTCTTGAGCTGGCCAAGGTTGAGGTCAAGAACCGCAAGGTCAATGGCAACTACCTGTCCGTCACTCGCTGGGCACTCGTGGTTCCGTCCACGATGGAGGATCAGGCCAAGCGCATCCTCAACCTGTCCTCGCTTGAGGTTACTCAGGGCAACCTGAAGTACGTCACTCAGGCCAACACCAGTGACATTACCCTCGTGGTCAATGACTGGCTGACCCAGATCGACAAGTCCGCGAACGCTGCTAAGACTTGGTACCTTGTCCCGCTGAACGGCACGGATGGTACCCGCTCTACCATCATCGTTGGCTTCCTCAACGGTCACGAAGCCCCTGAGTTCCGTCAGTCCGGTAACACCGGCCTGTACCTCGGCGGTGGCTCTGTGCCTTCTCTGGAAGGCTCGCTGCTGAATGACGACGTTGAGTACCGCGTCCGTCACGTAGTGACCGGAGCTTACCTGTACCCGCAGGCGCTCTT